AGGGTTTCTCCTACTTCCGTCACGTTAAATGGCGCAATTGGCGCTGCGGATACCACAATCACGGTCAATTCCACAGTAGGTTTGGCCACATCTGGCTATGTTCAGATTGATTCTGAGTACATTTTTTATAACTACACTACTGATACCACCCTTGGAAATTGCTTCCGTGGGCAAAACAACTCAACTGCCGCGTCTCATACGTCGGGCACAGCACTCTATGCAGCCAATCTCCCCGCAGTCACTGTCTGGCCAACCCCCGACAACGCCCAAACGTACCAGTTTGTCTACTGGCGTATGCGTAGAGTCCAAGATGCTGGTGATGGCGTTAATGTTATGGATGTGCCTTTTCGGTTTGTGCCCTGCATGGTGGCTGGTCTAGCCTACTACATTGCGCTTAAGGTTCCAAATGGCATGCAACGGCTACCAATTTTGAAGCAGCAGTACGACGAAGCGTGGATGACTGCGGCTGACGAAGACCAAGAACGCGCAGCGTTGCGTCTCGTGCCTAGACAGATGTTCATTGGAAGCGGTGTCTAATGGGAAACAGGTTTTCCTCCGGTAAAAACTCGATTGCCGAGTGTGATCGGTGCGGATTCCGCTTTAAATTGACACTTCTTAAAAAAGAAGTCATCAAAACCAAGACATATGACTTGAAAGTTTGTCCGCAGTGTTGGGACCCTGACCAACCACAGCTCCAGTTGGGTATGTATCCGGTGGACGACCCTCAAGGTGTGCGTGATCCACGCCCTGATCTAAGCTATTTGACTTCTGGCCTGCTGGCTGACGGCTATTCAGGCGGTGGTAGTAGGATTTACCAGTGGGGCTGGAACCCTGTTGGGGGATCATCAAGTTTTGACGCACTATTAACGCCAAATAACTTGGCTTTGACAGTGCAAATTGGTACAGTATCCATAGTTACGACGTAAGGAGTCAAAAATGGCCAAAAAAGAAATGATGGACAGTGATGTCGCACAAGACAAAAAGATGATTAAAAAAGCAATTGCTATGCACGACAAGCAAGAGCACAAAGGCGAACATACCGATTTGTCCAAACTGCGCAAAGGCGGCATGGCAAAGAAGATGGCCAAGGGTGGCCCCACTGGTCAGCAAATGCGTGCGGTTGGCCGCAACATGGCACGTGCTAACAATCAACGGAGCAAATAATGGCCAAATACAGCATGAAAAAAGGCGGCAAAGAAGTTGGCCCTGCCAGCGTCTATGCTGAGCCGCACACTATGTCCGGCAAGAAAATGACCCAAGCGCCTGTGGAGTTTGGTACAAATCCCGGCTTTCCTCCCAACCGCAGCAAGGCTGAAACCTATGACGTGACTGTTGGCAACATCAGCAAGTCTGCTGGCGATGAGCCCATCAAAACTGATGGCATCAAGATTCGCGGCACTGGCGCGGCAACCAAAGGCACAATGGCTAGAGGCCCGATGGCATGACATACACGGAGCTTGTAACTGCGATTCAGACGTATACCGAGAATCAGTTTCCGGATACGTATCTTGCTGATGGAACGGCTGTCACCTCAACACAGCAGATCAACCGTTTCATCGAGCAGGCTGAGCAACGCATTTACAACAACATCCAGTTTCCGTCATTGCGTAAAAACGTGACAGGCACTGTGACAACCAGCAACCGTTATCTGTCTTGCCCCGATGATTTCTTGTCTGTCTACTCAATGGCAGTAATCCAGAACTACGGCACGGCCACTGAGTCCACCACATTCTTGCTGAATAAAGATGTGAACTTCATCCGTGAGGCGTACCCAAACCCATCATCCAAAGGCACGCCAAAGCACTATGCTTTGTTTGGCCCCAAGGTGTCCGGAACAACTGTAAGCGACCAACTGTCTTTCATTGTTGGCCCGACCCCAGATGCCAACTACACAGTTGAGCTGCACTATTACTACTACCCAGAATCACTGGTAACCGCATCGGACGGAGCTACATGGCTGAGCGTCAACTATGACAGCGTGCTGCTGTATGGTTGCTTGGTTGAGGCTTACACCTTCATGAAAGGTGAGGCTGATTTGATTGCGTTGTATGAACAGCGTTACAAAGAAGCACTCATGGAAGCTAAGCGTCTGGGCGATGGTCTGGAGCGTCAGGATGCCTACCGGTCTGGACAATACAGACAGGCGGTCACATGAGTTTTACGGGCAACTGGGCATGCAACTCGTTCAAAACAGGGCTGATGAACGGGACATTCAACTTTACGTCCGGCACGTTCTACATGGCTTTGTATACCAATGCAGCCTCGCTTGATGCCACTACCACGGCTTATACGTCTACGGGCGAAGTTGTGGCTTCAGGGTACACGGCTGGCGGTCTTGCTCTCTCGGTTACGCAGGTTCCGACTGTAGGCAATTCGGGCAACACGGCTTATATTTCATTTGGCAATGCCGTTTGGAATTCTGCTCTGACTGCCAGAGGCGCGTTGATTTATGAGTCAACGACAGGAAACCCTGCTGTTTGTGTTCTGGACTTTGGTTCTGACAAGATTTCCAATGCGACATTCACTGTGCAGTTCCCCAATCCATCAAACACTTCAGCCATCATAAGGATTGCATAATGATAGTCACAACAACCAAAGGCGATATGGATGATTCTCAGCTTGAGAAGCGGGAAGGTACAGTCGATAATGACAATGAGTTGACGACATGGGTTGAGTATTGGTTAGATGGTGAACTTGTTCATCGTTCTGCGCATGTAACCCTAAAGAAAATACCCGGCTTTGCTGGTGGCGAAGCAGCTTCGTTTTAAGGAAAAATCATGGCAAATACTCCAAGCATGTGTACATCGTTCATGAGTGAGCTAATGTACGGCTACCATCAGTTTGGTCAGCCCACATTGACTTCTCGCGGAAGCTTGACTGCGCCTACCAACGATACTTTCAAAGGTGCGTTGTACTTAGCTTCAGCCACAATCAACGCTTCGACTACAGCTTATTCAGCAACAGGCGAAGTTACCGGTACAGGTTACAGTGCTGGCGGCGTGGCAGTGACTAATGCAACAACTCCTACGTTTACCAATACATCTTCTACGGCAGGCGTGGCTTACTGGACACCTTCTGCAAGCTTGGTGTATACGTCGGTGACTTTGACTACGGCATTTGACACGGTGTTGATCTATAACTCAACGCAGGGCAACCGCGCAGTGAGCGTTCATACGTTTGGTTCACAGACCATTACGGCGGGAACGTTTACTTTGACAATGCCGTCCAACACCACTTCGACAGCCCTGTTGCGACTCTCTACAACTTAATACGGAGGCGGCGCAGGCCGTAAACCATGTTTGGTATCTCCGCATTTGCACAGGCTCCGTATGCCTCACTTGGTCAGAACAATGTAGTTGTTGCGTTGACCGGGGTAGCCGCGTCTGGCAATGTTGGATCTGTTGTTGGCGGACAGGTAATAACAGGCGTACAAGCTACAGGTTCAGTCGGTACGATAACTAATGGCGGAGTGTCGGTTGCACTAACAGGAGTCCAAGCTTCTGGTTCTGTTGGAACGGTAGTCTTCACGATTCTCCAGCCGGAAACTGGGGACTCTGCAACAGGCAATATTGGATCGGTCGGGGTTGCAGTCTCTGTTGCTTTGACGGGTGTATTTGCGGCAGGTCAGGTTGGCACAGTTGCCCGAGGTGAAACCCAGATAGGAATCACTGGAGATCAGGCGACCGGACTGGTCGGCTCAGTGGGACTTATAAAAGCATTTGGTTTGTCTGGCGTTCAAGCTACAGGTGCTGTCGGTGATGTTCTTGCTATTTACTGGAAGCTGATTGATGACAGCCAGACGGCGAACTGGGCTTTGATTGATGACAATCAAACTGCGGCGTGGGCTTTAATTGATGACAGTCAGTCCGCAAACTGGCAGAATATAGGGACTTCCCAAACCCCCGGTTGGACAATAATTGATGACACCGAAGATGCTGGCTGGGAACTGATTGAAGCGTCGTCATAAAGGAAGAAAATGGCTCTTGTACTTGCAGATCGAGTGAAAGAAACAACCACGACGACTGGTACGGGAACAGTGACTCTGCTTGGTGCGTCTACAGGTTTTCAATCTTTTGCCGTGATTGGCAACGGCAATACAACGTATTACTGCATCGCCGGACAGACAGGTTCTGAGTGGGAAGTGGGTATTGGTACATATACATCTTCCGGAACAACCTTGGCTCGCACGACAGTGCTGTCAAACAGCGCAGGCACACAGCCATCAGCTTTGAGTTTCTCTGCTGGAACAAAGGATGTGTTTGTGACTTACCCCGCTGAGTACTCAGTATCAAACAACCCTAGCACCCAGAACATTCTGGATCAGGCTTACTACTTGGGCTTAATGAACGGATAAAACATGGCAACCTATACCAACGTATCTTATGCAGTGAAAAACGTCAGCACAAGCGGCTCGACAGTGACCACTGTCTCTTCTGGAACTTTGGCTGTAGCCAGCTTGGTTGTCGCCAATACATCCACTTCACCCATAACGACTGACGCTTACATCACAAGATCGGCGGTCAACTACTATATTGTTAAGACTGCGACCGTTCCTGTTGGCGGATCGCTGGAAGTCATACAAGGTAACAGAATTATTTTGCAAGCTTCTGATATTCTTGTTGTCGTGTCCAGCGCAGCTACTTCAGCAGACGCATGGGTATCTGGAATGACGGTGGTCTGATATGGCATTTATTGGCAACACTAACACTACGCAGGCGTTTACACCAGCAATTGATTATTTCAGCGGGAATGCCAGCACGACCGCGTTTACATTGTCCCGCCCAGTGGCTTCTGTGGCGCAGGTGCAGGTAGTAGTTAATAACGTAGCGCAGAACCCATCATCTGCTTACACAGTCAGTAGCAATACCATCACATTTACATCCGCCCCATCCAGCGGTACAAATAACATCTATGTGTATTACACAAGCCCGATTACGCAAGTAATCCAACCGGGGCAAAACACAGTCTTCCCAAGCTCATTGAGTACAACCAATGCGTTGTATTGGGATACTTCCGGTAATGTGGGGATTGGTACTACTTCGCCAAGTAGTTTTGGAAAACTCGCTGTAATTGCGGCTAGCGGAAACCCAGTCTCCTTTGGGGATAGTAGCGCTTCTGCGACAAACAACGGCTATCTGAATTATTCGGGCGTAAGTGGAGCGTTAATATTAAACGCTTATTCCACAGGTGGAAACACTTATCAGGCGTTTTACACTTCAAACAGTGGTACTAACGCAGAACGTATGCGTATCGACGCCTCTGGTAATGTGGGGATTGG